GCACATTGGTGTCATGGATATAAATCGTTTGCACCGCAGTAGCCACCATGAAAACGCCGGTCAGAATGTAGGGTAAGTATCGCATAGTCAGTCTCTTTAGTTAATGTTCGATTATAATGCCAGACCGACATGCTTTTGTCAACACCGGGGCGGTTCTTTGACCTTGTTTTTGCCCGCGCCGCGGGCGACCCCAACACGTACAACTTTGGTAATTTTTATAAATGGATTATATCATAAATTAAGCTAGTCGTCAAGAGTTATTTTGACGTCATCAAATATTCATAGTTTCACAGAATTTTAACACAGAAATATACTACTTGACATTATAGTTCTTTTTTGGTATAATACTTCTCGAAATCAAGGTGATTTCAAAGATTCACAAAAAGGAGAAAACCGTGAGAGCTTTATTAGCAATGTGTTTATTTATGCCGTTGACAATGTCATCGGTAGTGGCTGGGGAAAAAGAAGAATTTAACCTTGTAAAAAATGATCAAGGACAGTGGTGTGGAAAAGTTTATTTAAACAGATGGACTACAGTAAAAAGATATAAGTGCAAAACTCAAGAAGAGTGGGAAGAGCTTGGGTATTACTTTCCAGTAAGTATTCCAGAGCTAAAAGAAGGCGTTTCTATTAGAGGATAGAAAAATAATTCTTGACAATTTTTGTATCGTACCATATACTACCGAAAGTGGAGAAAAAATGGAGGGAATGACATCCTGTCTGTTCCTAAGTTTTTCCACATCGGGAGAAAAATATGAAATATGTACTATCGTTTGTGGCTCTTATGGCACTCTCTAGTTCTGCTTTGGCAGGGCCTTATGTAGAGTATAAAAATGAAGCCAAGTTTACTGACAAAACTCATTTAGACGACGAAATGGTGAATCACCTCCGTTTTGGATATCAAATGGGTGAAAGCAAGAAAAACCTTTATGTAGAGGCAGGTCCTCGCACAGATGGTTGGTCTAGCGAAGTTGGTTACAAACTTAAGAAAGGACCTCTTACTTTTAAAGGTAAGTGGGAAGGCTCTAAGATTGATGAAGTCGATCCTTTCGGTTCAAAATTAGAGACTGAGATAAGGTTCTCATTCTAATACATAACCTTCAGGGCCCTTCGGGGCCCTTTTACCTTCCAAAAATAAAACTTGACATACGCTCTGTAATTTAGTATAATAATACTCAAATAACGGAGATGCTTAAATGTCAAAACAGCCTGAAATAGTCCTACCATCTTATACTGGCACCTTTGTAACCGAGGAGGATAGAGAGTGGTTGGAAGAAACTATTGACCCTAGAGGGGGAGTAACTATAGAAGATGCAATGGCTCTTGGGCCAAAAGAGGGCGATGACTATACTGTTGCAAGAATTTGGAGAACAAATTTAACAGACCCTACTTTAGTTGATGAGCGAAATGAAAGAATTGCGTGGACTTACTACTATATTCAACTTTCAATTGATCGAATAAACTACCTTGGAATGGCTGTTCATCCAAAGCATAGAAAACAAGGACACTCTCAAAAGATTGGAGAGGAAATGAAAGCCTTAATAAAATCAGAAGATATTTATAAAAATGTTACTTCGCACGTAATGGAGGTAAGCCCTGTAGTTGCACAAACATACGCGAACAGACCAGAGGATGAATGGAAAAGAATTCATACTAAAAATGGTATTATTACTCAAATGGCAGAGATTCGTGACGGGGAGATAGTTGGTTCATAAATGCCTACAGTTACCGTAAAAGATGGTGGCAACACTCTAAGTGGCTATAATTTTACTGCGGGCGGTAGTGGACAATCCTGGACGGTTCAAAGTGACTCTGGCACTAATGACGCCGTTTCTATTTCAAGAAGCGGCCCAGTTAGTATAAGTTATAGCTCAAGAACTCCAGGGCAAAGCTTTACAATTACTCCTACTTCTTCAACAGGAAACTATACAGTAAGTTTATCACAGTCTGTAACATCAGGCGGTGGAAAAGGTGGAGGAAGTAGTACTACTACTTATACTGCACAAATTCAAGGAAATGTTGCTGCAGCTCCAACTCCTTCATATAGCTTAGGAACTGTAAGCAATATGAACGAAGGTGCTAACCAATCGATTAGTGTTACTACGTCTAATGTTTCAAACGGTACAACTTTATACTTTAGTATTGATGGTTCCGGAGATTTTACTTCTCATTCAGGCTCTTTTACAATTAGTGGTAACTCTGGCTCTTTTACTATATCTTCTATAGGAGATCAAACTACAGAAGGAAATGAGACTAAAACCCTTCGTCTACGCACAGGCTCAACTTCTGGTACACAGGTAGACTCTGCAACATTTACACTTATTGATACTTCAACAGCTTCCGGCGGAGGAGGAAGTGGGGGTGCAGGAACAGGAGGATCTACAACAGGAACTGCAACTTATGGACTTGCAGTAAATGGTCCTAATGGATCAACTGTAGTTTTTGGAACTAACTTGCGAACTCAAAATGCTGTTTTTTCAACGACATTAAGTGCAGCAAGTGGAACAACATATGGCCCATTTAGTGTAGCAAATGCAAATAATACTTCCAAAGTACAGATTACTGCAGATTATCAAGTTCCTCCTAATACTTCGAATACTGTGCAAGGATCTCAAATTATTTTAACAAAGTCTTCAACAGGCTTTACTTTTAGGCATACTGCAGGCGGAACAAAAACTTTTGTCCTAACAGCGATACAAATAGGATGACGTACGGAATTCAAATAGACGGAATAGATGCATCAGGCACGTATACAGTTGCAGATTCATCTACACCCGCAAAAAATTATTATATTGCTTCAACAGGAACTTTTAGTAGTCAAGTAAGTTTAGGAACTCAGGGTTCCAAAGACCTTTTTATGGTTCGTCCAGGATCAGGACATAATAATTCTTATATATACTTTTCAACTTCATATACCACCGGAGCACCTGTAGGTAGATGGATTAATACCACAAACAATCAGGGCAGAGTCACTGCTTCTTCTTCCCAGACAAGAACAATGGAGTATGTGCATTTAAAAGATGCGGACGCAGGTACAAATCCTACTTCAACTGATTATGGTATTAAAATTTTAAATTCTACAGGAGGATTACTATTTGATTCTCGAAGAATTGTTACTAACAATAGTTTTCGAATAACTAATTTTACGACACCTGGACAAGCTGGAGGGTTTTTCGGCACTTTATATAGTGGCTCAGATGCAAACAGTAAGTTTGTAGATATGTCTAGAACTCGTATGTTTTTTCACACCCCAACGAATTCAGACTCAACACTTTATATAGCAGCCATTCGATGGGCAGGTAATCAAATTAACTGGTATTCAAGAGTACAACTATGGACATCAGAAGCTGGAGTTTTAGCAGACAACTATTTAAATAGTCCAGCAATTTTATTAGGAGATAGAAGATGAGTGATATATACTGTGCGATTACAATAAAAGAAAGCACGGGAGCTTTACTAGGAATACGAACACCAGGACCAGATCTACCGGCAGAAGGCGTTGACGAAGAGTTAGATACAAGAATGGTTTATCTAACAGAAGCTAATTTGCCAGAAGAAGAATGTCAAGATTGGATGTACTTTCATTCAAACTATTGGTTTGATACGAAAAAATTAGTTTTTGTAAAAGTAGGGACTCCTCCAAATGAGTATGCAACTTGGAATGGAACTGCATGGACTTGGGATGCAAAGCTAATTGAAGCTGATGTGCGTAGAATAAGAACGGGTATGCTTATCGGCACAGACTGGACACAAATACCAGATAACTCATTAACAGAAGAACAAAGAGCAGAGGCAAGAACTTATAGACAAGCTCTTAGAGACTTTATGCCCAATATGGGAACTCCCACTACTATAGACGATGTTGAGTGGCCAACTCCGCCAAGTTTTTTACAGTGACACCCAAAAAATAGTTCTTGACATTCAGCCTCTTTTTTCGTATAATTCTACTCATGGCAAAAGAATTAACTACAATCTCTCCGGAAGGACTTGAAGTAGCAAACTCGTACTTGACTTTTGGTAATATCCGTGCAGTTGTCGAACAACTCGGGGTTGCTGAAAATAAAGTAGTCGAGCTGTTAAATAAACGAGAAGTAAAAAAGTATATTGACACAGTATACTTGGACATGGGCTACAGAAACAAAAATAATATTGCCAGCCTTCTGGATGAGATGATTGAAAGTAAGCTTGATGAAGC